GTCCGTATCACTACTATTCGTAAATATTATACGAATGCTAGGTTTGAAACTGCAATCTTTGATAGATAGTCTGCTGCGTTACCTAGTGATGATGCTGTGTTTGTTAGCTCAACGTAACCGTAGCGTGTCATGAATGATACTACTGGTTCGAATGTTGCTGGGTCAACTACAACGCCTGATGACATTAGTGGTACGTATGGGCAGTAGAATGCTGCTGCATCGATTTCGCCTTGGCCTTTGTAGCCTAGTAGTACTGGCGCATCGTCTGCTGCATATGTGTTTACATATACACGCATTGTACCGTTTAGAGTACCTACGAATTTTGTGTTTGTTGGCGCTTCGAATGTACCTTCTGTTGTACGTGCGAATGCTGATGTTGTTGCTGACTGTAGAACAGTTAGTGCTGATGGTGAAATCACTGCCCAGTTAGCTGCACCACGGCGTGTACGCTGTGCTACTAGGTTTGCTTGCTGGTTGATTAGTGTCGCTAGAACTGCGTGACGGTCACCTACGAATGTTGGTGTACCTGTGAATGAGCCGTTCATGTCGAATGACGCACCTTGAGTTGCTAGGTTTTCTAGTGAACCTAGGATCTCTTGGTCGATTTCTGCTGTGATTTCCATTGCAAGTGCTGCCATGATTTCTGCTTCGATATCTAGGCCGTGCATTGCGTTTGCGTCTTGTGCCGCTTCAAAAGTCCAACGTGCTGATAGCTTACGTGTTTTTGCTTCAACAGTTTGCTTTAGAACTTGGATTGACATACGGTTACCCGCTGTACCTTCCATTGACGCTGTTGATAGTGGCGCATCTGTGCCATTACCTGAGTATGACTTCGCAATATCAAATGGTGATAGTGCTTCTGAGCCTGCTGTTGTTGAACCTGCGTTATCTGCATAACGTACACGTAGTGTGTGGATCTGACCAACTGGGCCAGTCATTGGCTGAACGCCGATGATTTCGTTTGCAATAACTGTTGGCATAACACGACGGATAACTGGTAGGATCACTTTGTTTAGTGTCGCAATGTTACCTGCCTGTGTTGCACCTGCTGTAGCTGATTCGTTTAGAGCTACTTTTGTGTTTTCTAGTACTGATGACATAACATCACGCTTTGTACCTTCTAGACCTTCTAGAAGTGCGTCACGTGTGTTATCCCAGTTTTCAAAAAGATTTGACATCTTACTGTCTCCTGTATCCTGTTTAATTACTTAAGGCCGGCTAGTTTGCGTAGCACGACAATATCGGCATCATCTGATGTTGGTGTCGCAGTTTCAGTCATTGTTTCACGATCACCAGTTTTTTCTGTGACTTTGCCTTCTGTTAGGGTTGTTTTTGCTTCTGCTTTTGCAGGAGCGTTTTCATTTAGAACTGCTGGAAGATATTTCTTAAATGCAGTTTTAAGGTTTGAAGTTTTTACTGATTCTAGTAAGTCTGACATTACTTCACGCTTTTTACCAGCTAGTGGTGATAGTAGACCTTCAAGAACCTCTTTACGGTTCATTCTGTCTTCCATTACACGCTGTGTTTTTTGTGCGTCTGCAATCTCAGCTTCTTTCTCAGCAATCACTGCCTCTAGCTCTGCAACCTTGTTAGCAGATTCGTCTAGCTTTTTGTTCATTTTTGCTACTTCTGTGCCTTCATTTAGCTGTGAAGTCATAAATTCACCAGCAAATGCTTCGAACAGTTTACGACCAAATTCATTTTCTTTAGCCGCTTGAATGTCCTCTTTAAGCGCAGTTAGTTCTGAACGTAGAGCGTTTGAAATTGTATTTTCTACTAGCTCTGCTGAACGCTTGACAAATGATTCTTTTGTTTTATTAAGAAGTTCTTTGCCTTCTGCTACCATGCGTACCTTAGTTTCTACTAATTCACGCTTGTCGTTGTGGAATTCTGCAAGTTCACGTGATAGCTGCTTGACAACAAATGATTTTGTTGTTTCAAGATTTTCAGCTACTTTAGCACGGTCTGCTTGTAGTTCCTTAACTTCGGCTGCAAGTTGAGAAGTAATGAATTTTTCAAGGATCTTTGCGTGTTCAGAAATTGCTTTCTTATACGCAACACGTTCTGCGATTAGAGCTTCACGGTCAGTTTTGAACTCTTCCATTTCAGCACGGATTGCTTCATTTAGCATATTATCCATAGCTTCAACGATGACACCTTTGTCGTGTTCAAACTTTTGTGCGAACTCCTCACGCAACTCGGCTGTAATTTCCTCTCTTGCTTCATTTAGTTTTGCTTCCATAGCCTCTTTAATAGCCGCACCAGCTTCTTCGCTTAGTGCGCCTGACTCTAGAAGGTTAGCAAGGATTTCTGTTGCCATTGTTGCTTCTCCTGTTAAAGTTTTAGTTCACGAATGAACTTCACTATTTGTTCTGACAAGTATTTTTGTGCAGCCTTGTCATGTTGTACATCTTGTGCCAGCTGCCATGTTTGGAAGCCGCCACGCATATTCATTAGTCCTTCGTAGATAGCCTTTGGGTACGCCTCTGGTGCGCTTGGCTGTGCTACGATGTCTACTGTGACAATCTCAAAGTTGCTCACATTACCCTGGCCGTCAACTTCACCTGAACCACGAGATGAGACACCTAATGTAGCGCCTGATTCGATTAGTGTTCTGATGATGTTACCCATTGGTGTAGGAACGATTTTAAGTTTACCAAAGCCGTTAGGACCATCCATCCACATATTTTCAAT